TTACTCAAAACAAACTTTGTGACTTGACACATAGCCTCGGAGTGTGTTATACTTTACAATTAACAGATAGGTTTTCTCAGAGTAATTTTGAGATACATATCAGTACTGATAGAACAAGTGAGGTATTATTTTATCCTGTATTCGTAGATAACAATGTACTGTGTTATGAGTTTGACGAGGTTTGCCAAAGGGCAGATTTACCGAGAGAATTTGTGTCACAACGCATATATCGAATGCCCAGGTTACCATAAATACACTATACATTAGAAATAAAGATTAAAAGATTAGGAGAATAAAAAATGTCAAATGGCTTGGGAATCCAAATCAAAAAGAGAAATGGGTCAAGTGTTCCGCTAGATATCAACAAGATACATTTTGTAGTTGAAGAAGCGTGTGAAGGACTTCATGGAGTTAGTAGCTCACAGATTGAGATGAAAGGTAACATTCAATTCTATGACGGAATGAGTACTGCCGAAATTCAAGAAATTTTAGTTAAAAGTGCAAACGATTTAATTAGTTTAGAAGCTCCTAATTACCAGTTTGCGGCGGCTAGGTTACTACTGTATCCTATCTACAAGGAATCATTTGGACAGTATGCTCCAATATCTTTATATGATGTAATTAGACGAAACATTGATCGTGGTGTATACGATGCTAATATTTTAGAAAAATACACAGAAGATGAATTACAAACTTTAAACAAATACATAAAGCACAAACGTGATGAGAACTTTACCTATGCAGGACTACGTCAAGTAGTTGACAAGTACCTTGTACAAGATCGTTCAAGTGGAGACATTTACGAGTCACCTCAAATGATGTATATGATGATTGCGGCCACTCTGTTTGCAGAGTATCCAGAAGCTACACGTATGCAATATGTAAGGAGATACTACGATGCGACTTCCCTTTTTAAAATCAATATCCCGACGCCAGTCATGGCAGGCGTCCGCACCCCTCTTAGACAGTTTGCTAGTTGTGTACTTGTTGATAGTGACGATACCCTTAATTCCATTTTTAGTTCTGATATGGCTATTGGACGCTACACGGCGCAAAGAGCAGGAATAGGAATCAACGCAGGACGTATTAGAGCAGTTAACAGTAAGATTAGGGGAGGCGAAGTAGCACACACTGGTGTAGTTCCGTTCCTTAAAAAGTTCGAAGCAACTGTACGTTGTTGTACACAAAATGGTGTACGTGGTGGAAGTGCAACTACACACTTTCCTATATGGCATTATGAAATTGAAGACATCCTTGTACTAAAAAATAACAAGGGTACTGAAGATAACCGTGTACGTAAATTAGATTATTCAATTCAGATTAATAAATTGATGTATGAACGATTGTTATCTGGTGGTGACATAACTTTGTTCTCGCCACATGATGTGCCAGACTTATACGAAGCATTTTATGCAGACCAAGATAAGTTTGCTGAGTTATATACGAAATATGAGCGTAAGAAGTCATTACGTACTAAGACAATCTCAGCAATGGATCTGTTTAGTTCTATGATTAAAGAACGTGCTGAGACAGGACGCATTTATATTATGAATGTTGATCACTGTAATACACACAGCTCATTTAAAGACACAGTTTACATGAGTAACCTATGTCAAGAGATTACATTACCAACTAAGCCACTACAACACATTGATGATCCAGACGGAGAAATTGCATTGTGTATCCTTAGTGCTATTAATGTAGGTACGCTTAAAGATCTAAGTGACTTAGAAGAACTATGTGACTTAGCAGTAAGAGCATTAGACGAAATTATTGATTACCAAAAGTATCCAATCATAGCCGCAGAGAAAAGCACTAAAGCAAGACGCAGTTTAGGTGTAGGCTATATTGGTCTTGCACATTACCTTGCTAAGAATCAAGTTAAGTATAGTGACAAGAAAGCATTAACTAAAGTGCATGAGCTTTCAGAAGCATTCCAGTACTTCTTGTTACTAGCATCAAACAATCTTGCTAAAGAAAAAGGCAAGTGTGATTACTTCCACCGCACTAAATACAGTGAAGGTATACTACCTATTGATACATACAAAAGAGACTTGGATGAGATATGCAATATCAAGTTAAAATATGATTGGGAAGCTCTTAGAGTGGACATCACCACACACGGTTTACGGCACAGCACATTGTCCGCACAAATGCCTTCAGAAAGCAGTTCCGTTGTGTCGAACGCAACAAATGGAATTGAACCACCTAGGGGATTCTTGTCCATTAAGAAGTCAAAGAAAGGGCCTCTTAAACAGATTGTTCCGCAGTATCAGTCATTAAAACAACATTACACATTGCTATGGGATATGCCAAGTAACGAAGGTTACATTCATATTGTTGCAGTAATGCAAAAGTTCTTTGATCAAGCTATTAGTGGCAACTGGAGTTATAACCCAACACACTTTGAGAACAACGAAGTTCCAATGAGTGTTATGGTACAGGACTTATTGACTACGTACAAGCTAGGATGGAAAACAAGTTACTATCAAAACACATATGATTTTAAATCAGATCCAAGTGATTTAGAAGACGATGTAGTAGTAAAATTAGATAGCCCAATTGGGTTTGAACCGCAGGTAGGATTAGCACAAGCTGAAGTCGTTGACGAAGGTGAAGAGTGCGAAGCCTGTAACATATAAATAAAAGGTTGACAACGTAGCGTATACCAAGTACAATACTTGTACGCTATTAGAGGAATAGGAAAAACATGGCAAAGACAGTATTTAATAGAGAGCAGGTTGATTTCACAAAGCAACACATGTTCTTCGGCGAAGATATGAACACACAGCGTTACGATACGTTTCGCTTTCCGGTGTTCGACAAACTTAATCAAACAATGCTTGGTTACTTTTGGCGTCCTGAAGAAGTAAGTTTGCAAAAAGATCGAGCAGACTTCCAAAACTTTAGACCAGAAGAAAAGCATATCTTTACTGCTAATTTAAAATACCAAACACTACTTGATAGTGTTCAAGGACGCGGACCTTGTCTAGCTTTCTTGCCTCATGTATCCATTCCTGAACTAGAAGGGTGTATTATTACTTGGGACTTCTTTGAAACAATTCACAGTCGTAGTTATACACACATTATGAAAAACATCTATCCTAATCCAAGTGATGTGTTAGATCACATTCTAGATGACGATGAGATTGTTAAACGTGCAATTAGTGTAACTAAGAATTACGATGCATTTACTGCCTCGGCAGATGCGTTCATCCACAGAGGTGAAGGCAATATGCGTGACGTTAAGAAGAAGATGTTCTTAGCAATGATGAATGTAAACATTCTTGAAGGCTTGCGTTTTTACGTTAGCTTTGCATGTACGTTTGCATTTGGCGAGTTAAAGAAAATGGAAGGTAGTGCTAAGATTATTAGTCTTATTGCTCGTGACGAAAGTCAACACCTTGCACTAAGCTCGCATGTTATTAAAAATTGGATGCGTGGCAATGACGATCCAGAGATGGCACAGATTGCTAAAGAGTGCGAAACTGAAGTTTATGAAATGTGGAAGACTTGCGTTCTAGAAGAGAAAGCATGGGCAAAGCATTTAATGAAAGACGGATCAATTATTGGTCTTAATGAAAGATTGCTTGGCGACTACGTTGAGTATATTGCTAATAGACGACTTAAAGCATTAGGATACTCAACTATCTTTGATGCATCATCAACACAAAACCCGTTACCGTGGACACAGCATTGGTTATCAAGTTCAGGCTTGCAAGTTGCTCCTCAGGAGACAGAAGTAGAATCTTATATTGTTGGTGGAATTAAACAAGATGTAGATGCGGCGGCGATAAAAGGATTTAAACTGTAATGGACACAGCAAGTAACGAAACAACAATAGTATATTCAAAGCCTAATTGTAGTTTTTGTGTAATGGCAAAGACTTTACTTAAACGTAAGAACATTCCGTTTGTAGAAATGATTATCGGTAAGGACATTCCAGTTCAGCAACTGATGGAAGAGTTTGAAATTAACAAACTTCCACCACCAAGAACTGCACCACAGATTATCTTTAAGGGTAAGTATATGGGTGGTTATGTACAATTAGAAGATCACTTTAAATCAATTGGAGAATAATATATGTTACTTAAAACATCTTACAAAGTCGGCGATGTAGTCACAGTCAAACTAATATCAGGTGAGGAACTTGTAGGTAAGTTTGAATCAGAAGATGATAAAAGCCTTACACTACACTATCCTTTAACATTGATTGCTACAGAAAAAGGCTTAGGTCTACAACAGTTCTTATTCACAGCAGAAGTTGCTAGATCGTACACTATTAGACATGCCGCATATTCAATATGTGTGCCAACTGCAAAGCAATTTGCTGAGTCATATAGTAAGCAAACATCAGCAATCGTTAAAGCACCCGCAGGATTAGCATCAGCTCTTAAAATGTAACAAGATAAATACTACTGATAAAGGAGTATTTTAATGTTAAACAGACGTATTCAAACCGGGGGTGGTATTGTTAATTTCAATGTCGACCCTGAAGCTACACCATTTAAAATAGTAACATACTTAGGCAAAGAAACTAGAATCTCTGGAGAACAAGCTCTATTAGATAAGAGATTTCCAGAAGGTGGTGAAGCAGTATATGTTGATGACACAGTTGCACCCAAAGCCGCAAAACTTGAACTAGCAGTTGATAAAACATTAGCGACAGCAACTGATGCTTGTGCAGTTATGGGAACTATTGGTTCTTTAGCACCTAGCATTGAAGTTGCTGAGAGTGCCGCTCTAGTTGAAACTAAAGTAAATGCATTGCTAACAGATGTAATTGATTCGTCCGGCGAAGCAGTTGAAAAGATATCTGAAATGAATGTTCAGATAGAAGATGCAACTAGTAAGTCAGAACAAGTTGATGCTCTTGTTGCTCGCTTAAACGCAATTGAAGATAGCGATGACACTCCTGATCCACAACCATATACAGTCGCAAGAGAAGAACTTGAAACTGCACTAGACAACTATCTAAATGGTGTGTCTGAATCAGTAAACAAGACGAACGAAATATTTGGTGACGAAGCACCTGACGTTGGAGAGGCTATTGCAGTAGCGTGTGCCGAAGTATCTGCTAACATTTCTACATGCTCTAGTGAGTTGGCGACTATGGTTGCTGTGGTTAAGACAGGTAACTGTAAAGGTGTCACAGCCGCAATGCAAAATGCTACATTTATTCCAAGTGGTAATGCAGG